CTCCATTAACCCTCGCATAGACTCCCGCCGAGGTGGTCCAAATCATTCCATCTATAATATTAGACGGAACACTTCCAGGAACTAAAGTAAGGGTCTTAAATTTAGAATCGTACTTTCCACTCATAATGGAATCAATAAACGACCCCCATCCACCCGGAGGGGTCCAGGCATGTGCAGAAAAAGACAATCCCATGACTACCAATAAAGATAAAAATATTTTTTTCATTATATACTCCTAAACATTGATAACAACTTCTGTGATTAACGTATCCGAAGGATTACCTGCTAATCCTTGAACACCAAATCTTATCCAAGGTAAAGGGGGCGGAGAAATAGAATCTACTACAGCCACTTCACCAGACCAATTATTTACAATATCATCTACATTATTGGGTTTTACAAAACTATTGACATCATTATCATAGCTCATTTCATAAAACAATCGTAATCTAGGAATCGAAGAAAGAGAAGTGGCTTTATACCATATTCTAAAATTCCCATCTCCCCCGGTGGGACACGGATCTGAATATACTGTTTCTGTACCACTAATGTTCTCTCCACTAAAAACAATCATCAGCATACCATAACCTTTATCATATCTTTCTATTTTAACACTCATTCTATTTCACCTCTTTATCACGTTTAACTAATTTTTTCTTTATAGGTGGTTCGGCTTCTTCTCTCTCTTGTACTGATTCTTGATCTAAAGTAGGAATCAATTCCGGATAATTCTCTTCTTCTGTAGCTTGCTGTAACCTAAATCTTTTATAATTCTCACCCAACCCTAATTTACTAGCTATAACAGAATTAGGAATACCTAATGTGTCATAAGTAGAACCATGCTTAACACCCAAATATGCCCTTGCTCTTGCTTCGGCATCTATCACTTCAGAAGTAGGAAAGGTCACACAAAGTAAATCTTCGGGTTTCTTTTTGATATTCTCAAATATAGGTTTGTTGTTTTTAAAATCAACCGCTTCTTTAACTTTAAAGAAATCTGGAAAATCACTTATTTTAGATTGTAAAAAGAAAACGGCTTTGTAAAAATCGTACTTTAGGAATCTATCAAATAATACCACTTCATCTGATATTCTATCAGACATTGGTCCCCTACTTGCTTTTACAGAAGCAAATGTTCCTTTAGATTGACCAGTTGACACATCTTCTGGTTCATTCATACCAGAAGTAACCATATGGAGAATATCAGTATCACTATCTGATATTTTAGGAAGTTGTGGATTTATAACTACCATATCCATACCCGGAGGTAATACCATAGTACCACCAGGGGTTTTCTTTGCCATGATGCCCGTTTTTCTCTTATCTTCATCACTCATGGCAAGCCAAATACGAAAAGCTTTAGGATCCGTTATCTTTACAACCCATACATAAGCCCCGCTGGACTTTTTATGATCTATTTCATATTTTTTCAAATTTTCATAATAATTTAACCACTCAATAGTTGTCCTTAAATAAGACACATTTCGTTTGGTAAGAAATGATCTGTCCCAAGAAACAATAAACTTATTCATACCGTTAAGTATCTTAGATTTTCCGACACTTTTACTAAAATAATCCTTATTAAATTCTTTGTCTTGTTTAGCAATATCCAATAAATTTGGATAATAAGCTACAAATATGGACGGTATTTGTATATAAGAAGAATTGGATTCTATCGAATAAACTAAAGGAAGAAGTGTTTTAAAAGGATGATAAATAATACCGTCAGAACCAGCAAAAGAAGACTTAACTAATGCAGGATCAATATAATCAACTTCTATAATTTTATCGGTTTTATTTATAGATAAACATAAAAATAATTCACCTTCTACAAGAGAACGCCCAACATACTTAGGCCAGAAATTATAAAGTCTGTTACGAGGATCATAATTAAACCCATCTAAGAATTCTTGCATTCGTCTAACTTCAGAAGATATAGAAAATCCTTTACCTGTTAATCTACCTACTAAACCCCGTATAGCTGTACTAAATTGTGGATTTTTATTAAATTTATCCCAACATTCAGCCTGTAAAGTAACTCTATCTTTTTCACTTTCTCCTGATTTTGTGGGTTTAAACCCGTCGGGGTCAGCATATCCCCCTTCTCCCGTATCATATTGCCAAGGATAAGAAAATTGAAGGGCTTTTAAGTCTCCATCTGTAAATTTATTTAGAACTTCTGAAACATCTTTTATTGATTTTTTCATCAAAATTCCTCTAAATTTTGATTAACTATTACATAAAAAATGCCAAAAGTCAAGTTTTATTTAGGAAATTTTAAAAAATTTATGCTGTTAGTCTATTTCGTTCTGGAAGGAAAGTACCAAACCACATCTTTTTATTACGAGACCGAAAGGAATCTATTGACATTTCTCTACCACCATATAAACACCACCCCAAACTAAACACAACATCATCTTGAATACCATATTTTTCATCTTTTTCGGGAGAACCAAACCATCTTTTATCTGCATCATGGTAGAAAATAGATAATTCTTCTTTAAGTATATCCACTTCTTTACTTCCCCATATCGGAGAAGGAGGTGATTTAAATCTACCTGTAGACACAGCATTAAAAACCTCAGAAAATGCAGCCCTTTGTCTATCATAACTTGGATAAGTGGTTTCAAACTTTATTTGTAATTCTTCACACCATTTTTCTAAATCCCAAATACCCCAACGCTCACCACAAACACAATCTACTCCGTCATATTCAGCATGACAATTAACAATATTATCTTTTATATCTTCTAATGAATGAGTAGGTATAATTACCAAACTTAACACAACATATAAATAATTAGGTGCGGTTCCTTCAGGTATCCAAGGTCTGGATCGACTACCAGGTAATCCTTTAGCAATGCAAATAAAAATTGTTCTAGCACCAGATCGACTACCTTTCATTGGATCAGCACGGTCAGTACCACACAACACAACCCAATCGGTATCATAAATATCACCAAGTTTTATCAGATCATCTATTGAAGCTGATTCGGGAGTGCCCAATATACTTGTCAAACTATAGACATCCGACACATGTCTAAAACGAAGGTCTATAGATTTTACTAACTCTTGAGAAGAAAGGTTGTCACCAGAAGCTTCTAAAATTTCATTCTTTTGTTTAATAAGGTCTAAAATAATTGAATGATTACCAATTAACCCATCACAACCAATATATCTAATAGCTTCCACCATCTCATCTGTAAAAGCTCTTGAAGAACCAGAACCCCAAGTATTCAAGAAGAATCGTTCATAATCACCAAGTGGAAACTTAGCTCGATAATCATCCAATTGTCCTTGATCCATATTAGGATTCCAATAATCCTCAGATAAACCTTTACGAGAGAATCTATAATCAAAGTATAAGGACTTCGCTTCACCTTTTTTATAATTATTAAACAAGGAATAAAGTATATGGTTTTTTGCTGATACAGTAGAATCAATAACACCAAGGGCATTAGGAATGTTTCGAGTAGAACCATCTAGTTCTACAAAAAACTTCGGATTCTTCATGGCAAAGATTTCAGAGAAAGTGTAGCCCGTAATATTAGAAACAATACCAGAAAAGGATGTAATAGGCATGATACGAGAACCAATATTACCTTTCTCATCTCTCATACGAATTTCCTTCTCTTGCACATTCTTCTTACCTATAGTAGAAAGAATCTTCGGAGAATTTAAAACGATGTCTCGTATAATATCATAATGAACAAACTTAATTTGGTCTTTAGAATTAGCACCAAGCACAATCATTTGTCTGGGCCAATTCATAAATTTCCATAACTGAATAAGACAAGCGTCAAGTGATTTACCTTCCCCTCTCATCCAACATAAAACTATTAACCTATAACGGAACCTACCATTTACCATACGGAGAGCATTTCTATAAACTGCTTTCTTAGATTCCCACATATCTGAATAAGAACGATTCGTTTTTAGATTCTTCTCAGTTGGTAAATTACCAATAGATATCCAAGAAGGAATATCAGACCCTTCCGGATAAATAGGTATGCAAACATTTTCTTCCGCCCAAGAAATAAACCCTTCGGGTCCGTCCCGATAATCCAACGGAGAATAAATTTCATACGGGGGAAACAAATCCTCAGGTACTAAATCTTCCACCTTTAGAATTGGAGTAGTAGAAACCGCTTCAACTAATTCCTTCTTCCTTCTTCTAATCAGACTCATCTAAGTAACGGGGGATACCATACTTCTTTTATCCCATCCTTTTTATTTTTTCTATCTCTACGAATACCAACAACCAATAACACAATAAACAATACCAATCCAATAATAATCATCGAACTAATGTCCTTCTATCGGTTTCTTCCGATATTTTCTTATAATGGTTTCTAGAACCGTGAACATCATCGGAGTCATCCAAGTCAATATCTATATCAGGTATAACCCCATGGGCAAATAAATCCATATCCCTACTAACCATAAGAATTGCTTTAAGGGTTTCGCGAATCTCCTTATAAATTGGATGTACTTGGATAAGTCCTTTAGCTGTGGTATTAATAGGGTCCGAAATCGAAGCTTCAACAATCTTCAACTTACATAAGTGAGAATACAAAGGCATAAGGTGCATACCGACCTTAAATAAACAGTTTGAGTCCAAATATTTATAGGTATTGAAAATGGTATCACAGAAATTCTTTATATAAGCAACTTGAACACCACATTTACCTTTATGAACATAGTTACACTTAGAAACTAAAAGACAATCCGAATCAGTACAATCCGATACCGAATCCCATCCTTTAAGTACCATACCTTCTCTAATTTCACCTTTATTAAGATTAGCAGAACCTATATTAATAAGAGAACCCATAACCAAATACCTCCGATATTATTTGATTATAATTAGAACAGAAGAGAAAGCTGAAGTCAAGAAAATTTTGCTATACATAGAACCAAAATTAATAATTCAAGAAAAAAATTATGGTAAGTGAGTAATCATATTATACCGTAATTTCTAAATAGACACAATCCAGGAAAAAAATTATGGTCGGGTCCCCGTTTCGTTTTATATGCTCCCCATCCCAAGATAAAAGGAGGGGCACTCATCTGTTATCAGACTTGACTTAACTTGTTAATATTATTGATTAAATCACTTGACATGCAAATAGGTCAAGTCTGATAAGGGATATTATGTAAACTAATATGAGAAATTATCTTGATTGATTAGATATATCAATAGGTTGCATTGACATACTATTAGACAAAAGATAGGATTGAAGAATTGCTCACCGACCCTGTTATTATCTCTATCAATTGTCTATCTATTTGTGTATTCTCTTTTCTCTTCCTTGACAATAAAAAAAAACCCTTGAATAAGAGCATCTATTCAAGGGTTTTTTTTTGAATGAATTAAGTTTGAATCGTCAATCAAGATCGAAGCAAACATCTTTCTTTCGGATAAGAATAGTCTCTTAACCAATATAGATATTGGATTAATGATTTGTCTTGTTCTGGTGTTAAAGTTTTTAAAATTTGATTGATTGCCTTCTCCTTC